GCTCTGGTCAACGCTAATCAATGGATCGGAGCCGCATCCGGTGATGGTAAAGCATCGCTACGCGGGCGGTGTCCATGCCGGATACAACAATACAATGAAGTCTGGCCTGTCGATTGTCACCGGCCACACGCACCTGCTCGAAGCGAAGCCGTGGGGCGATTATCGCGGGCGGCGCTGGGGCGTGCAGACCGGGAGCCTAGCCAATCTGCACGGCCCACAATTTGAATACCACGAAAACAGCCCAAGCCCGGCGTGCAGCGGTTTTGCCGTGCTGACCTTTGACCAGGGCGCGCTCTGCCCGCCTGAATTGTGCGAAGTGATCCGGGGCAAGGCATGGTTTCGCGGCGAGGTGGTGGCGCATGACGGCTGACAAACTGCACGACGCACTGCGAGAAGTTGCGCTGCGTTTGCCCGCACGCGATGCGGCGATTGTTGAGGAAGCGGCCAAGCGCATCCTGCGCGATGCTTCCCGCATGGCCTTGCTGCGCACTACCATCGGAAAGGCTGAACAATGATCGGCATAGCCCTGCAATTCATAACTGGCGGCTTTACCAAGGTGCTCGCATGGATCACCGCAAGCGCCTGCAATATCCTGATTGTCGGGCTGGTGGCCGTCGCTATCTGGGGCTGGCTTGGCTGGCACGGCAAGGCGAAGTCAGACCGGGTGCTGGCCTCGACCGTCACCGCATGGAAGGCGGCAGAGCGGGAAGCAACAGCCGCGCAGATTGCCTTGAACGCCCGCCAAGTCGCCACGAACGAAGCCGTCAACAAAGGATCGACCGATGCTAACACCAAGGGCCTTGATGCCGCTCGCAGTGCTGTTGCTGCTTATGCCCGCCTGCACCCCGCACCTCGATGTGCGGCCAGCCAAGCCAAACCCGCCACCGTGCTTGCAGATCCCGGCGTGGATGCTGGCACCGGTGATGCACCCGGCATGGTTGCCGTTACCCTCGAGGACGTTAACACCCTCGCCGCAGGAACGGTGCGCGCCGAAAGCTGCCGCGCCTGGGCCGCAGCGATGATCAGCGCGGGGCTTGCTGAGGCGGATTAACGTTTCCCTCGTTTCTCAGTCCAGTGCCTAAGCCGATGCTGGTGGCACAAGCCCGTGCGCAAGTCCTTGGTAGGCTTGCCGCAGCTGTGGCAGGGTATCACCTGGCGGGGCCTAAAAGATTTCATTGCTGCGGGCTTCGATGGCGTCGGCCAGATAGCCCGCTGATTGCAACTTGCAGGGCGACTGATCCCTCAGCCACGCGCAAATCTCCGCGCGCTCTGCCTCGCGTCCGCGCTGCTCGGCGGCGATGCGGTGGGCTGCGATGGCATTGAGCATGTCACACAGTGCCTTCGCTTCTTCGCCGCGCACCAGATGGAAGCCTTGCCCAAACGTCCGGTCATGCGCTTGGCGAACGCACCACATGTCATAGTAGCTGGGGTCTTGGAAACATTCCCAAGGGCGTGCCGCATCCATCGCGGCCTTGCTGGGGGTGGTCATGCGGCTTTCCTACCAAAAAGCCGTTCAATCCATCCCCGGCGCTCCTGCATCGGCTGGATCGGGCCGAAGTGGTGCAGCCGTTGCGCGGCGCTGTTGTGCCCTGTGCGGGCGTCTGCAAGCCCGTGGGGCTGGCTGGTGTAATAGCGTCTCATGGCACTATCGCCGCCAACACCGGCAGCATCGCCACGATGGCCAGCACAAGCGCAGTCTCGCGCCAGAATTGCGCACGATTGGCGAGGTATAGGGTCCATGCGGTTTTCATGCGTTCCACTCCTTAACAAGCTGTGCCCAGCGTTCCGGCCCGATCTCAGCGCGGCGTTCGGCGGCAAAGGCGGCAATGCGATCAAGCGCGCCGTAGTCGATAGGCTCGCGCACCGGGCGCAGGGTCGGAATGTCGGCCAAGGCTGCATCCATGATGCGCGCGTTCTGCTTGGTGCGGCTCATGCCAAGCCCTCCTTGCGGCGCTGGCGGTAGTCGTCGGCCATATCAGCCAGACGGTCCCGCATCCGATTGTAAGCGCCATCGGCAGTTGCCGAATAGGCTTGCTCCCATGTGGCTTCCGGGTGTTCGTCAAGGTATTCCTCAACAAGCGCCTCATGCGCTGCCATGAAGTGTTCTTTGCTCATGCCGCCAACTCCTGAACAGTCAGCGCGGGCAGGCCCAGCGCCTCAAGCGCCTCGGCCAGTTCCTCCGGCGCATGGTCGAAAAACTCATGGCCAGCGTCGAGGTCATACATGGCGACACAAGCGCGGCTGAGTTCCGCCCACTTGCCCTTCTGGATCGAAAGGTTGCGGATTTGCTCGCCAAGGCGCGCGGCTTCAATGTCAGCGCGGGCCATTGCGGCGGTGATGCGGGGGTCGATTGCCATCTGTCTAACTCCGTTTCGTTGCACCCTTCCTAATTGCGCCAGCGCAAACACGCAAGAGAAATAATTGCATCGGCGCAAATTAAATCGCTTGCCATACCTTTGCGCCTATGCATATAAGCGGCGCATGGACATCAAACAAACACGGCAGGCCCTTGGCCTTACCCAAGCGGAACTGGCGGGCAAGCTCGGCATTTCCGGTTCCCTTTTGTCGCGGCTGGAAAGCGGTGAACAGCCTTTGACGCTGCGCACCATCCTGGCAATGGAGGCGCTTGTTACCCGCGCCGTGGTGGAGCGCGCGGCATGATCGCCCTCACCCTCTGGCTGGCTCTGTCCGCATGGTTCGCGTTCGAGCTTGCGACCGCGCCGCTTGACGGGGACGCTTAGACCATGAGCGGCGGCCAAACTAAACTGCGGGTGCTTGACCTTTTCAGCGGAATCGGAGGATTTAGCCTTGGCCTTGAAAGAACGGGCGGCTTCGAAACGGTCGCTTTCTGCGAAATTGAAGACTTCCCCCGCCGCGTCCTCGCAAAGCACTGGCCCGATGTCCCCTGTTACGATGATGTCCGCACACTTACCGGCGCAAGGCTTGCTGCCGATGGAATTGGCGTCGATGTCATCTGCGGCGGGTTTCCATGCCAGGACATTTCCTTCGCAGGACTTGGGGCCGGATTGGCAGGAGCGCGCAGCGGCCTCTTTTACGAGATCGCCCGTCTTGTTGGCGAATTGGGACCACGTTTCGTTATCCTGGAGAACGTCGGCGCGCTGCTTTCTAGAGGGCTGGATGCGGTTCTCGGAACCTTGGCCTCGCTCGGGTATGATGCGGAGTGGCATTGCATACCGGCTAGCGCCCTTGGCGCCCATCACAGACGCGATCGGGTCTGGATTGTTGCCTACCCCACGCGCAATGGATGGCATGGGTGCACAGTCAGCAACCAAGACGGAAACGCTTTTGCGCAGGCAAAGTTCGTCGTTCGGATTGAACCTGCCGGAAGCTGCGCAGCTAATGACGCGGGGGCTATGGCCGACGCCATGTGCGGGGGACGACCGGGACAGGGGCAACCTGTCCAATCCGGCGATCCAGCGCCGCTTATCACTCGGCAAGCAATTGATGCTTTCTATGGTCGTGTCGCCGGATTCTGGCGCGTTGAACCCGATGTGGGTCGAGTGGCTAATGGGATACCCCAGCGGGCACACCGACTTAAAGCCCTTGGAAACGCCGTAGTCCCCCAAATTCCTGAACTGATCGGCAACGCAATCCTTGCCGCAATCGCATCCGCGCTCGCTTTGGTCGGCGGCGTGCGGCCAGGAGCCGGGAGTAACCCTGAGAAGTCTCCCGGCTCCGTTCTTTCTGAGGTGAAGGCATGATGGACGCATATCAGACATTCCTTGCCCGCAAGGCGATCACCGACCCCATGACCGGGCTGGCCAATGTGCCTGAATTGCCTGCCTGCCTTTTCCCGCATCAACGCGACATTACGTCATGGGCCTTGCGCCGTGGCCGTGCTGCTATCTTTGCGGGCACCGGCCTTGGCAAAAGCCTCATGGAATTATCATGGGCGCAGGCGGTTCACAATGCCACCGGCAAGGATATTTTGCATCTCGCGCCGCTTGCCGTTTCAAGCCAGATGGCGCGCGAGGGCGAAAAGTTTGGCATAACCGCCCGCGTTGTTGCCAGCCAATCCGATTGCGAGCCGGGCACGAACATCACCAACTATCAAAAGCTGGATCACTTTGACATATCGCGGTTCGGCGGGGTCATTCTGGACGAAAGCAGCATCCTTAAAAACAAGGAAGGCCACTACGCCAAGAAGATGATTGGCGAGTTTCAACAAATCCCTTTCCGGCTGGCAGCAACCGCAACCCCGGCTCCAAACGACTTCATGGAATTAGGCAACCATGCCGAGTTTCTGGGCGTGATGAAATACACCGATATGCTGGCCACGTTCTTTACCCATGACGGCGGTGACACTGCCAAATGGCGATTGAAGGGCCATGCTGAAAACGAGTTCTGGAAGTGGATGGCAAGCTGGGCGGTGATGCTGCGCAAGCCGTCTGATCTTGGATACTCAAACGAAGGCTATGACCTGCCACCGCTCAACTTCGTATCTCACACGGTATCGGTTGATTATGCGCCAAACATGGAAACCGGGATGCTGTTCCCGGTCCAGGCTGAAACTCTGCAAGAGCGCATTTCAGCCCGGCGCGCGACTGTTGCCGATCGGTGCGAACTGGCGGCTTCGATCACGCCAACCGATCGCCCGTTCGTATGGTGGTGCAACCTCAATTCTGAAAGCGAACTGCTAACCAAACTGATCCCCGGCGCGGTGGAAACCAAGGGCAGCGATTCCGACGAAGTGAAAGAGCGCAAGCTAAACGACTTCTCCGAAGGTCGGACGCGCGTTCTTGTAACCAAGGCCGGTGTGGCCGGGTTCGGCATGAATTGGCAGCATTGCGCCGATACCGGGTTCGTCGGTCTAAATGACAGCTTTGAGCAATTCTATCAGGCTGTTCGCCGGTTCTGGCGCTTTGGCCAATCCAAGCCCGTCACCGCGCATATCATCGCCAGCGAACTGGAAGGCGCGACCGTTGCCAATATCCGCCGCAAGGAGGCCGATGCCGACCGTATGGCGGCGGCGATGGTGTTGCACATGGCAGACCTATCGAGCGAGGCTGTGCGCGGCATGGCGCGCGATGTTCCCGATTACAACCCAACCCAGCCAATTATCATTCCCTCTTTTCTGGAGATTGCAGCATGAAATGCGTCGATCAAGTCATCACTGACAATTACGCCATTTATCAGGGCGACACATGCGAAGTCATCCGCGAGATACCGGGCGACAGCATCGGGTTCGGCATTCACTCGCCGCCGTTTGAGGGGCTTTACAAGTTCAGCAATTACGACCGCGACATTTCCAACAATGACGGGCCGCAATTCTGGGAGCATTATGCTTTTCTGATCCAGGAACTGTTGCGCATCACCAAGCCCGGCAGACTTCACGCGGTGCATGTGATGCAGCTTCCGACCAGCAAAACCCGCAACGGGTTCATCGGAATGCGCGACTTTCGCGGCGAAGTGATCCGCGCATATCAGGATGCAGGCTGGATATTTCATAGCGAGATTTGCATTTGGAAAGACCCCGTAGTTGCGCAGCAGCGCACGAAGTCAATCCGGCTTCTGCACAAGCAGATTGTTAAGGATAGCACTGTAAGCGGGCAAGGGCTGGCTGATTATATCGTGACATTCCGCAAGCCCGGCGAAAACGAAAAGGCAGATCGCGTCACTGGCATGTTTGACGAATACCACGGCACCGACGAGCCGATGAGCATTGCGGATCGTGTGGCTGGCGGCAAGTCATACGACGAAGCCGAGAAGTGGTATTCTATCGAGATATGGCAGCGGTATGCTTCGCCGGTATGGATGGATATTAACCAGACCCGGACGCTGCAATATCGCGGTGGGCGCGACGAAAAGGACGAGGTGCATATCTCGCCTTTGCAGCTTGATGTGATCGAGCGTTGCATCGACTTGTGGAGCAACCCTGGCGATACGGTGTTCACGCCATTTCTCGGCATTGGCAGCGAAGTCTATTGCGCGGTCGAGATGGGGCGCAAGGGCATCGGCTGCGAATTGAAGCCAAGCTATTTTGCGCAAGCAGTCAAAAACATTGGCGAGCTTGAGCGGCAACAAGCAGGGCTTTTTTCTGGAGCCGCAGCGTGACTGGCCCGGCGCTCCGCAACATTGCCGCCCGGCTGCGTGATCTAGCCGACGAAGTCCAGGCAGGTTTTCCGCCCGATCCGTTTGATATACGCATCGAGGCAATCCGGGTAGAGGCACAAGCAGAAATGATGGAAAAGGAAATTACTGGGTGACGCACTTGATCGAACACGCCGCCGCCTATTACAAATTAAGCCCGATCGATATTGTTGGCCCATTGCGATTTAAGCATATTATGCGCGCACGCCATGTTTGCTGCTACGTTTTGCGCGAGCGGTTTGGTATGTCGCTGCCGCTAATTGGCAAAACAATGCACCGCGATCATTCCAGCGTTTTATACGCGGTTAATAAAATTAGGTGGTCGGTTCAAACCGACGAAACCATTGCTGGCGCGGTTGATCATTTGATGCAAGTGCCATGCACGCGATTTATTCCTGCGGCGCTTGCAGCATGATCCAGGGATACCAAACCAGTCAGGCAATGACGCAAACGCTTTGCAGCTATATTGCAGATGACCGCTACATCAAGGACTTGGTTGATGCCGAGTTTACCATTCCAATCAGCCTTGCTGCCATTGCCCGCATCCGTGCCCAATGCGAGCGGGTAGCGGAAAACATGCGCCACGCAACTGAGTGGCGCGAGGACGGGGCAGATCCCTATTACAGCCGGGAATATGAAAACCGGGTCAGCTATATGGATCGCGCAAACACCGTGTTTGTCGAGCGGCTGCGCAGCGCACGGCCCTGTGCATAAAAAACGCTTTACGTGTTACGCGCGTTATGTATATTCGGCGGCATGACCCTTGACCAATACCTAGCCGAGAGCGGCCTGACCGAAACGGACTTTGCCGAGTTGATCGGCACAACCCAGCCGAACATCAACCGCCTGCGCAAGGGCCAGACGCCCCGCAAGGAACTTATGGCCGCGATCTATGACAAGACCGGCGGCGCGGTGCGGGCCGATGACTTTTTCGGTATCGGTGACGCGGCGTGATTGTCCGGTTTACCGTGCCCGGCCCGCCTGTGGCCAAGGGACGCCCCCGCATGACAACGCGCGGCGGTCATGCCCGCGCATACACCCCAGCCAAGACAGTTGCCTATGAGGGCCTTGTTGCCTTGGCCGGGCAGACCGCAATGGCAGGGCGCGAACTGATCGCCGGGCCGGTGCATCTAATTATCACCGCCACGTTCGCCATTCCGAAGTCATGGACCAAGAAGGCCACCGCCGCCGCACTGGCGGGCGTGGCATGGCACACCGGCAAGCCGGACGGCGACAACATCCTGAAGGCCATAGGCGACGGACTTAACGGCATTGTCTGGCAGGACGATAGCCAAGTGGTGATTGCCAAGGTGGTCAAGCAATATGGGGCAACGCCCGGCGTTGACGTTCTGGTCGAGGGGTTGATTAATGCCGTTCATGGATAGCCCCGCACCGCCCAAGCAACAGCCGCTAACAGGCCCTATCAAGCTGCGTGCCCATGCCCGCGTCCGTTATGCCGAGATCGTGGCCGAGCTTGGCCTGTGCGGTGACGGGGACGAAGCGCATTGTTACCTGCTTGCCGTTACCCCGGAACTGGCGCAGTTTGAAAACGAAATGCCGCACCATTGGCACGGCGACCCTGAATGGGGTTTCGCAGGGCTGAAAGCGGAGATCGAAACAGCATATCACAGAATTGCAGGCATGTGCCTGGAATGGCAGACCGTCCGCCTTAGTGACGGCAAATAGCAACGAGGAACTGTAAAATGGGTTTTATGCAAAACAACGCCAGCGGAGACTTCAAGGTTTTCGTCAAATACAATGCCAAGGCGGGTCGCTGGTATACCAAGCCGGACGGTGCGGACGCGGAGGAATACGAGGTCACTAACCTGACCGCCGTGTTTGACATGGAAAACCTCAAGACCGGCTGGTTTCTGTTTGCGCCGGGTGTCGCACCGATCAAGCACATTGACCCCAGCCTTGATACGGCCAGCCCCAGCCCCGGCGAGGGGTTCAAGCGCGGGTTCGAGATCGACCTGTTCAGCGAAAAGAACCTTGGCGGCGTGCGCGAGTTTGCCAGCACAGCGGGCGCGGTCATCGAAGCGATGAACGACCTGTATGATGCTTGGATGGCTGGCGACAAGAACGACGGCAAGTTGCCGGTGGTCAAATGCGCCGGGGTAACGGGCGTCACCAGCAAGCACGGCACGAACTATCGCCCCACGTTCGAGATCGTAAGCTGGACCCCGCGCCCGGCTGAACTTGGCGGCAATGACACTGCCAAGCCAGCGGCAAAGCCCGCCGCCAAGGCACCGCCGCCACAGGCGGATGCCGAACTTGATGACGAAATAGCGTTCTGATACCGCCGGGGCGGTGCCTGTGTGCCGCCCCGGTTCTTTCTGGCTTGGTTGGGGTAGGGTAAGATGGCGAGCGCCGTGCAGTCGATAATTGAGCCAGACGCGGCAACCATCCGCAGCCACCTCGAGGCGATATTTGCGCCCGCGCGTGCGGAATACCCGCAGGGCATTGTCGAGCTGCGCCACGGCGACAAGTTCGCAAGCAGCTATTTCAATTTGCGACCCGATGGGCTGGACGAGGCCGCGACATTCGCCGCCAACCGCAACCGGGAGGGGCAAAACGTCTATGTCGGCGTCAACCCCCGCAAACCGTCTATGGACCGCCGCCACGCGGCCAAGGACACAGATGTTCAATTCGCGGTTTGGCAATTTGCCGACCTGGATGCAGCCGAAGCGGTGGACCTTGCGGGGAGGCGGCTAAAGGCCCTGCCCCCGTCGATGACGGTCACAACCGGCACGGAACCGCACCGCCGCCCGCACTTCTATTGGCTGCTAGACGAACCGTGCGGCAACATGCAGGCATGGACCGAACGTCAGCGCGGTATCGCGCAGAACCTTGGCGGGGACGCGGTGATAAACCCCAGCCGCATCATGCGGCTTGCTGGCACGGTCAACTTTCCCCCGCAAGCCAAACTGCAAAAGGGCTACAAAGTCGAGCTGACCGGCCTGCGCACGGTGTTCGATGACGAACGGCCCCCGGTATCGCCGGACCTGATTGCGGCGGCTTACCCGGTTCGCGAACATTCCGTGCAACCTATGGGGTTAGACGGAAAGAACACCTTGCAGGCCATGCGCCGGACACAGGTAGGCGACTTGCTGGCGGCGTGCTGCAATGGCGACCAGTGGCACAACAACATGGTCAAGCTGGTGGCGCACCTTGCCAGCACAGGCCGCACCAGCGCCGAGATACTGGCGCTTGCTGACCATATCACCCTGCCGGGCTATACCGTCGCACAGACCATGCACGACATGGACCAGGCGCTGCGCGGCGCGCGGGCCAAATGGGACATCCCCGAACCGGAAAACGATGTGGAGGCCGAGGAGGCGGGGCGTGTCGAAACTGGTGAATTAACCGTTTACGATGCATTTGACTTTAACGAGGCTGATATTCCGGTTCGTCCGTGGCTTGTGCCGGGCGCGTTATTGGCAGGTTATACGCACATGCTGGCAGCGCCGGGGGGCACGGGCAAAAGCCTGTTCACCCTACAATTTGCCATTGCCCTTGCCGCTGGCATACAATGGGGGACGTTCACCCCCCGCAGGCGCTACAAGTCGCTGGTCATCAATGTCGAGGATGATCTTGACGAACAGCGGCGGCGATTAGCCGCAGCATCCCGCGTCATGGGTATTGACCCGCAAACCCTACGGGGCTGGATATACCTTGTTGACAGCAATGAAGGTTGTGTTGTCGCCGGGCATGACCCTATCCGGCGCACCCTTGTTATGAAGCCCGTGGCTACCAAGCTGCGCAGTTTTATTGAGGACAACAAGATAGATGTGCTTTGGGCTGACCCGTTTGCAGAAACCTTTGAGGGTGATGAAAACGACAACAGCGAAGTCAAGTGGGCCATGAAGATTTGGCGCGACGAGATAGCCCGGCCAACCAAGTGCGCCGTCTATCTTGTCCACCACACCACAAAACACGCGGGCAACGGCGCAGGTGACGCCAATGTCATCAGGGGCGCGGGCGCTATCGTCAACAGCACCCGCATAAGCGCCACACTGATGCCCATGACGGCAGACGAAGCAACGCTGGTTGGCATAGACCAGGCCGAACGTCACCTTTATGTCCGTTACGATGACGCCAAATCAAACCAGTCCCTGAAAACAAACGGAGCCAGATGGTTCATCAAACAGTCCGTTGAACTGAACAACGGAAGCGGCTTGGTGATGCCTGATGTGGTCGGCGCGCTCGTTCCTTGGTCGCCGCCGGATGCATTTGACGGCTTGTCGTTTGACGCCATAGGCAGTGCGCTGGATAGGGTAGAAGAAGGCGTTATAGACGAGGACGGTGTAGTGACCGGCGTTCGCTACAGCGCCTCCACAAAGGGTGGCACCAGGGAAAGCGGGCGCTGGGTAGGAACGCTTCTTATAGACGTTCTAGGGGTGTCTGAGGCCGCTGCAAAAAAGATCATCTGGACATGGTTGCAAGCAGGCGTGATCGCTGAACATGAGTATCAAAACCCCGTCGCCCGCAAGTCCCAAAAAGGGCTTTTTGCACCTTGTGACAAACGCCCAAGGAAACCGGAATGAGTGCGCCAAATGAAAATTCTATTTGGCGCACATTTGGCGCAAAGGGTGCGCCAAACAACCCGGTAGCCCTAAAGGGGAAACCATTATGCGCAAATGTGCTCCAAATGGCGCACCATTTGGCGCACTAATGGCGCATCCCCCTTCAAGGCTACCGTTCGTTATCGCGCAGCAACAGGAAAAGGGACTTGGATATGAGTTCGGTTATGACAGCGCCGCCCCCCGTAGCGCATGAGATCGTCGGCGCTATCACCGCGATCATTCGGACGGTTGATACCCGCGCCGCAGACTGCAATCGGAAA